AGTTTTGTTTTTCATCTCAATATAACCTGTGACAAATTTTGAACCAATGACATGGTTTGCACTTTTAATAAAAGCGTATATTAAGTCGTCTATGTCTTTATATGTCCATGTTTCTATGTCTGTAGATATAATTTCATTGAATACTATATTATTATCATTTTTATACGGTATAAACCATCCATTAAGCTGTTGTCCCATAATAATGTGTCTAAACCGTATTTCTTTATGTAATCCAGTATTATCCCCGCATAACCCACCTTCAGAACGTTCCAAGTAATGTAAACTCTTATTTTGTTCTAATTTACTATATTGTTGTATTTGTTGTACAATGTCTTTGTTATCACCACTTTCACACTTTATTTTAAGTTTATGCCAATTATGAATACAGTGTTCTGAAGCATTCTCATCTAAATAAAAAATTAATCGATAATGATAATCGTATGTGTTTAGTGTATTCATTTATTAGTATATGTAACTATTAAATTATTGATTAGGTTGTTTAATAGTTAAACTGCTTTATATATTTACGATATAATTTGTAGACGAACTTTTTTACGCATTTGGTCTTCTCTCTCAAATACGTACAATTTGACACGGATTTTTTCGTATGGTTCTAATTCTCGGTCTGTACAGAATACTGTAGAAATCCATTTGAGTTCATCCACATATACGGTATACTTATGTGGTTCGTATGTGCTTTCGTGGTGTAATACGACGGCATAAAGTATTTGATTCGACCATAATGGTTCTTCAGTGATTTTGTACAGTATATCGCAATTGCTTTGTACTTTTTTGATATTTTTCATTTGTTGATTAAGTTGTTGCATTTGTGCAATATGTCCCTGAACAAATCCAATTGGTTTTTCGCGAATATGAGTAGGTTGGAATACATTGATAACCCAAAGAGTTTGGTTTAACAAGTCGACGAGTCGGCGGATTGGACTGGTTGCGTGTATATATAAATTGGTATTCATTACAGTATGTCTCAATTCATCAGGATTACTGGTGTGAATGAATGGATTGTAAACAACATAAGTGCCTTGTAGTTTTTGTTCCCATAATTGTAGGAAATTGCGAGGGAGGTTGGTTTGAGAATGTGTAGATGTGGAAGATATGGTAGTTTGTGAGGCAATAGTATCGGAAATGGTACTCATGGAATCCTGTACGGAACATTTTGGGGTAGGACAATTTGTAATGGATGGTGGGAGCGCCGAAGGCGCCCCAATGGTCTTAACACTACGGTATATGCCGAAATCTCGTTCAAACATTAATTTTGCCAAGTACATATTCATGCGTGTCATCCAAAATGCAACAACATCATGACTATCGGATATGGTATTATCAAGTTGGGAAGTAATGAATAATAAGCGTCTATAGTTGAGTTGTTTTAAAAGTTTGGGGTCTTCGTAGTCATAATTCCGTGCAACTTTAATTTTGCATTGATATACATGATTATATTCTTTGATTTCAATATGATCGCCGATTTGGTTTACTGTAAAATCCATTGCGAATGCATATCTCTCTTTGTTTACATCGAGGCTGCATAATTGTTCGGCAAGAATAGTGGGAAGCATAGACCGTTTCGTATCAGGTAAGTATACGGTAGACGCGCGTGTTCCAATCGTATCCCACATATCGAAAGCTTCTAGCCAGGTCCATACATTCGCAATGTATACAGTAATTACATATTGAATATTATTCGGGTCATTTTCCATGTCAAGAGGATGATGGCGAATCGAGAGAGCATCATCGCGGTCGGTACATCCGGGTGGGTCGACGGTAAAGATATCACTACGAGACACTGTGTCAGTGTATATGGGACCATAATGGCATGGGTTTTGTTCAATTTTGCTCATCCATTCGTCGATTGAATGTTCACGCATGCGTTTTTTACAGAGATTGATTGCGGGAGATATAGGTGTATGTAGATTATTGCAGTATAATTGATATTCGTAAAACGATGGTAGATGATGTACATCACCGACGACTTGTGAGAGAATACCATATGGATGTTTATCGGAAGTGGTCCATTTTTCGAATTTGAATGTAACATATTTATTTTGGAAGTTTTTTTGGAAACCAACTGGGATGGTATATGGGATTAAGAAGTCAGGATAATGTGAGTCATATGGTCTGCATTTATAGTATAATCGTTTTTTGTTATCTGTACGACCATATGTTCGGTTATTCTCGAGCATTAATATTCCGGGTATATTTCCGCAAGTGTGTACATGAGATTCTATCAATTGTATTTGTACAGAATCATTATGAGTTGGTATCAATCGTATGACATCTCCATGAAAACATTTATGAGTTAATGGATGATATGCGGTTGGGGAAACACATATATGTGGTTCTAAATTCCATTCTTTGTATGCGCGGTCATGGACGTGTACAGTAGATATCATGATTATTCTTGATGTATATGAGAGTGTGAGAGTAAGTCTGGGTTTGGGTTTGGGTTTGGGTTTGGGTTTTGATATGGTATGATATGCTATGCTATATATTTACGTGTTGAAACTATACATTGGAAACGGTTTGTATAGTTTCATGACAATCAATTTTCGGTAGATTCTGTAAGGACATGTATTTTCCGTTTATATTCGGCTTCTTTTTGTAAGATATCACGAATGTAGCTGGCATAATTGCGCATACGTCGGCAAATATTCGTTTCTTGGGCACGTAGGAATGGATTGTCTAGTTGTAGATGACCATTTGTATTGTACAGTGATGCTTGTTGTAAAAGATAATTGGCTTCGCCAAAGGAGCAACGTTCAAGTAGATAAATGTATAAATACGGGAAATGTTTTTCGATGAATTGTAATGAAAGGCATGACCGAATTGTGCGTATGCGTACAAGTTCGGCAAGGATAGCATTTTTTGCATCTTTTTGAGGATTTGACCATAGAAACTGGAATATGTTTTTGCGACGAAATGGATGTTTTTCGGATTCGGTTAATAAAGTATTCATTTTGGTATTAATTTCTCGAATTTTATGTAGTACAACTGCGATTTCTTTGAATGATAATAATGGGATTTCATTATGCATAATGGAGTATAAGTCACTTTCATCATTGAATATTTTCTTAATCCATTTCTCTTCGTCATCGGTCATCATAAAAATATCTTTGATAGTTGTTTGGTCGTTTACTTCGACTTCTAGCATAACCATATGGTGTACTTCGGTACCGTCTACTGTAAAAAAGCCATTATTTGGATTACTGTATAAATATGTGTTCATTGCTTTAGATGGATGAATACGTGTATATACTGTACTAATACAGAAGAAAGTATTCTATATATGATTTATTATGAGAATGTCATGCCGATGCGGCTAGATGCGCTTGCGCGAACTCCATTTAATTGTTCTTTTACTTTTTTCCGTAAATGATTTAATTCGTCTTGGTCTTTGGCTAATTGTTCTTTGATGAATCCTTTGTTGAAAATTTCGTAAGAAAATGGATTATAATTGGGGTTTTTCTGCATGAGTTCTTCTTCGGCTTTTTTGGTTGCCATGAGTTCGATTTCTTCTGGGGAAGATGCTTGTTTTTCTACATCATCACCATTTTTTGCGTTGGCATCCTTATCTTTTTGGAAGGCATCTCTCCAGGATTCTTTGAGATATTTGATGATACTGGCGTTTTTCTTTTTCATGAGATAAAGTTTGGGTTGGTAGAGAATATTCCAGTGGTCTGATAATTTGGAACAAACAGAATTATAATCACCTTTATCGATTACGGGTTCGGTCATCAAATCATCAGGGGATTCAAGTAAAGATTCCTTGAATTGTTCGATTAAATCGCTATTGGCGACCATTTCTTCGTATTTCGTGAACATTTCGTCGAGAAACATTTTGCCATCTGTTTTACGGTCTTCTCTCGGAGTACTCAACATTTTGAAGATTTTGGTGCTTAACAAATAGTATTCTTTGAATTTTACTAATTCGTTTTCCATTTTGGTTTGATACTGTAAAAATGCTTGGATGACGATTAACAATGCAATAAATACCGAGACACCGCAATTGATATCACTAATGTACTGTTGTTTTAGGTAAGAATCTAATCCAATCGCGGCATATGCATTCGCGGAAGTCAGTAAAAAAATGGGTACGCGATTCATAGTGGAACGAGATTTGCAGATTTCGTATTGTTGTTTGTGATGTTCGCTCAAATTAACGCAATTCAAGCGAATCATGTCCAAAGTATGTTCGATGCTATCAGTCCATTCGTACATGATACGGTTATATATTCGTGTGAAAGATGAAAAAAATGAATGTAGTATATGCTACAAATAGATATTTTTCTCTCGGTTGTCCAGAAGAATTGTACATAAACGCATTTTATTATATTGTATGTATATGTACATATTTTACACACGTGATTATTTACAGTAAACAATGAGTGGAAGAGGTCGCGGACGAGGTCGTGGATATGGTCGTGGGCGAGGTAATGGTCGTGGTAGTCGTGGTGGTCGTGGACGTGGTGAAGAGAATACAACAAATGAATTCCAAAATAGACCGATAAATATTCTAAACACGCCATATTTGGTAATTGTAGAATCGCCGTCTAAATGCGAAAAGATTGAAACATATTTAGGTTTTCAGTACAAATGTATTTCATCCAAAGGTCATATTCGACAATTATGTAAGATAGGCACAAAAAAGCAGAATTACAAACCGCACTATGAACTTTTACAAGAGAAATGGGGGCATGTTTCATTTATGCGAAGAATTATTGAGCAGTTTCCCGTAGAGAATATATTTCTAGCGACGGATGATGATCGTGAAGGAGAAGGAATTGCGTGGCATATATGTGAAGTATTCAAATTTCCAGTAGAAACGACCAAACGTATCATATTTCATGAAATCACCAAGGCTGCAGTTGTGTCTGCCGTACAGAATCCGACGATAATAAGAATGAATATAGTACGTGCACAACAAACCCGTCAGATATTGGATCGTATGATTGGATACAAGATTTCACCCTGTTTGTCTCAATTGTTGCCACATGCACCAGGAGAGTTTCTCTCGGCAGGAAGATGTCAAACACCGGCATTACGACTAATATATGAAAATGCAGTAGAAAATGGCAAAAAGAAGAAGGATGCATTAGAACAATCGATTCAAGGGACATTTTTCTCTCATCCATCAACTACATTGATGAAATTATCCAAACGGTTTATTTACTGTACAAATGATTGCATGGAGTTTCTAGAAGAATCCAAGACGTTCTCTCATATTTTATCTTTAGGGAAAATCGTAGAAAAATCGAAAGAACCGGCACCACCGTTGAACACAAGTCGTTTGTTACAGGTAGCAAGTAGTCAATTACATCTCTCGCCTAAAATGACAATGCAATATTGTCAGCAGTTATACCAGAATGGTCATATTACTTATATGCGTACAGATAGTACAAAATATGCCGCTCCCTTTTTGTCTCAAATGCAAACGTTTTTAAAAGATACATATGGAGAAGGATATATGGCGTCCTTCGGAAAACTAGTAAATCAAAATAAGAATGACCCACATGAAGCAATACGTATTACGAATATCCGTAAAGAAACAGTGGATGGGGATGCTAGGGTGAAATCGTTGTATCAATTTATCCGTACGAGAACCATAGAAAGTTGTATGACTACATATATTGCGGATCATGTAGATGTACAGATAAGTGCACCAAAAGAAGCAGTATATCATCATGATTTGGAAATCGGGAAAACGATGGGATGGAAACGTGCATCCATGACACCGGATGAATTCCGTACAATACAAATACAGAAAACCGGATTTAGAAGTTATGTACAAAACCAAGTAGGGAAAGCGATTCCGTTCCATCGGATTGTCTCGAAAGTGGTATCCAATGAGACACCACGGCATTATACAGAAGCTGGATTAATCCAGAAAATGGAATCTTTAGGGATTGGTCGTCCATCGACATTTTCAATGTTAGTTGAAACAATTCAAGAACGTAGATATGTAGTGAAAGGTGACACGGAAGGCGAGACAATAGACTGTAAAGAATATTGCTTGGAAGCGAAATCATGTGATATATCTGTACAGGTCCATACAAGAACATTTGGTGCAGAAAAGCAGAAATTATTATTACAGGATTTAGGAAAACAGGTGATATTGCAATTGGTAGAGCATTTCGAATCTCTGTTTTCGTATGGATACACCAAGCGTATGGAGGATTCTTTAGATGGTATTGTACAGTATTATGATGTTGATGTTTCTAATGGGGGTGATGTCTCGAATGGTTGTACAGAATTTGATGTCTGTAAAGAATGTGATGATGAAATAAAAACATGTAGAACTCCATTACAATCTAAAATGAAGAAATCGTATGAAATCGATGAGACATGTAATTTAATATTTGGAAGAAATGGGGCATATTTATCATTTCATGAAGAAGGAAAAACGAATCGACCAATTTCTGCACAAGTCCAGTTGGATTTTGAAAAATTGGAAAGAGGTGAATATACTTTAGGAGAATTGGCGGCATATTCGGATGATGCATTAGGAAATTATGAAGATGAGCCATTATACGTAAAATCAGGACCATATGGAGCATATGCAGAATGGGGTGGAAAGAGACAGAATCTTCAAAGTTATTTAGGTGGTGGGAAACGTAAAAAAGCCATTAATATTTCGGACGTCACGTTTGAGCAAGTAAAAGCGATGTTAGATGAAGTGTTTGAAGGTAAGAACAGTAAAAATGCATCGACCGGGATTATAAGAGTATTAGGTCCACATATGAATATTCGGAATGGGAAATATGGTGCATATGTATTTTATCAGCCACCAGAACAAACAAAGCCATCATTCCTGTCTCTCAAAACATTTAAACATGGATATTTAACATGCCATGAAACTGTTTTACTTGAATGGTTGCAAAAAAAACATAAAATCGAAGTTACGTAAAAGAGTGTCGATGTATATCACCTATCATAATATAAAGAAAAAGTTATATTACGATGGCAGACCCAGAAAAAAGAACAGGAACCGGATCACTACCGGATAAAGCAACACAATTCAAAGAACGAATGGACTATATAAAAACAATATTTGCAAAATATTCTGATTTTACAACCGGAACAATTATTGTCCCAATACTATTGTACTGTATTTCATTTAGTCAACTTGTTGAACAAGGTTCAACCGAATATATTTCATGGATTTTGACCACTGCATTGAATTTAACATTCCCATTTACGTGGTTTTCAGAATTGTTAAAATGTATTTCCCATGCCAAGTCTGCAACAAATCCATTAGAAAGTGGGGCTGTATTATTTAGTGTTGTCTCGGTAGGACTTACGTATTTAGCACATTTTATCATGTTGATTTTCGTTTTACTGAAGAATGAGAATATCCGTAAAAGAAAAGAGAGAAATGGAGAATTTGAGAAAGGTTTTGACCAAAACTTGAAAGTAAATGATACTGGCGTAGAATTAATTGACCGTATAATTGCTGTTTTATTTATCACATCGAGTGTAGTTATTTGGGCAATCGTCGGTGGGATATTCTATTTATTTGTTCCATATAGCGAACCCGGGAATGACAGAAATAAGTTTCCAGTAGGTGAACGTGTGAAATCTATGATGAGTATTTTTTACAGTTTTATGACAAGTATTGATAGTACATGGCATTCGTGGATGAATATATTGCATATTCCAACAGTAACAAAAGCATTGTTGGTGTACTGTGTTGTATTTATCGTTGTATTATTTACGTTTTTCTTGCGATTAAAATATCGTAGGTCTCAAGCGAATATGGATGATAAGCGGAAAGTACATCCTTACGGACAACCTCCACCATCATTGGTATTAGATAGCCATGAAATTGTAAATATACCCAATATTTTTGGTTCAGAATTTGATCGAAATATTTATCATTACGAGAGATTCGGTAAAGTACTCATCGTGTTTTTGACATTGTTTTTAGGATGTACTGGCATTGGATTGATTGGTACATTGAACAGTTGGAGTCATATCGGCACTCTTAAACTGATGGTTCCTGTTGTAATTGCAGTAAGCGCGATAATGTTTCCAATATTATTTATGAGTAAAGGAAATGTGTTTAATCCAGCAGAAGATACATATGTAGACTTACATATGAGCTCTGTACGCGAGATTAAAGACGTGTCCGGAATAACATATCTAGGTAATAATAAGACAGAAGAAAAAAATACAGTAAAAAATGCCATAGATGATCTCTCGAATCGTTTTTACAAGACATATTTTGTCTATGATATTTTGGATGACTATCCGACAGACATGTTTGATGATGGTAAAACTGAAGATGATAACATCGACGACAAATGGAAATATTTATTATCGAAGTATCATAGTACGGATTTGTACGCAACAATAGATAAAAAGTTGCATCAGGATTTCCTAGATTATGAAGCAGAGAAGTTTCGTGGAACGATGGAACAAATATTTTCAGTAAAATACAAGCAATTTCGTGAAGATAGAAACACATATGGCAAGAATGACCAATTTACGATATATGTTGGTTCTCAAGAATATCGGAATAAGAAAAAAGATGAAGAAGTAAGGAAGAACAACAAACCATTGAAGCATTTTTTATTTTTCATATTATCATTATTTACTGGAATTCTGGGGGCACCTATTGTAATTGGTATAATCGATTCAGTAATGAGTTTATTCAATAATGGTGGATATTTCATTGGAAGTTCACGAAATAGTTTCATTGGTGGTTTTCTTATATTTGTAGTGGCACTAACAATGATTGTATTTGGTATTGGATACAATTTTATGGACAGTAGTAAGCATTTGGAGATGCGTACATTTTTGGCGATATTGACAACAATGATTATTTCTACAATATTTGCATTAACAACAAAATATGATTTCTTTACATTTATTGCAAAGACGATTGGAACATTGTTGAAGTATTCGATTTTCACGATTTTCCCATTAGGGATTTTAATATTCGGTGCATTATTAATATATTATTCGTACATGAATTACAAGAGATTCCGTAAAGAAGTGCCATCTACATAATAATAATAATAATAATAATACAGATTGTACGGAACAAACTTTAATTCGGCGTTCAAAAACAACATATAAAAGCGCTTCTATTATTAAGAAGCGCTTTTCAACTATATCTCTCACATAGACAAACAAACAAGTATACTTATACAGCATGAAGTATTATGAAAGTACATTTGAAGAGTATATCCGTTCTGTAAATAATGCAAATTTGCATCCAGAATTGGAATCAGTATGGAATGCATGTCCGAATTCGGTCCAGAAGCTCCGTAATATAATATTGTACGGACCATCAGGGGTTGGAAAGTACTCGCAAGCGTTGAAGCTGATTTCAAAGTACAGTACAAATAATTTGAAATATGATAAGCGAATACCGGTGATAACGGATAAAGTAGAAAAAAAGAAGCCAAAACAAGAAGTGGTTCATAGTGCAGCATCCAAAGTGAAATCCGGTACAAATGTATTATTGGGGTCAACACAATCGTCAGGTGGGGCGACTTCGTCGCCAATGGCATTACCAGGGAAACCGCAAGGAATGTCATTCCGTATAAGTGAATATCATTATGAAATAGATATGTCTCTTCTCGGATGTAATTCGAAAACATTATGGCATGACATTTTTTTCCAGATTATTGACATTGTGTCTCTCAAACGAGAGAAAGTAGGAATCATAATATGCAAGAATTTCCATAATATATATAATGAACTGCTCGATATATTTTACAGTTATATGAGACATCCATTACACAAATATAATATCCAGTTGCATTTTGTGTTGTTGACGGAACACATGGGTTTCATTCCTACGGATATTATACAGAATTGTCAGTGTATTCCTGTAAAAAGACCATCCCTCGCATCATATCATACACAAATAAGTTCTATACCATTAGCTGTACAAGAACAGTTGAAAATGGATGCGAGTGCAATAACGAATGCAAAAGAGATATATCATATGAAGCGGATGAATACAGTAGAAGATGCACCAAGTGAATTGTTCGATATAATCAATAATAATATCATATATTTCTTGGAAAATCCGGAATGGATTGAAGTAAAACAATTGCGGAATCATTTGTATGATTTGTTGGTATTCAATATTGATGTTACAGAAGCATTTAGTTATTTAATCTGTACAAGTATTGAGAGAGGGTTATTGTCTCGTGCAGAAGATGTAACTTCGGTTATTAAACGGTCATACACATTTTTAAAGTATTTCAATAATAATTATCGTCCAATATATCATTTGGAGCATATGTTTTTCTTTTTACTGAATCACGTGCATTATGGTAAACATGGCGAATCATAAGAATAAAGGGCATAAATGTATGAGTCATATACATACATTTATACATATACGATGAATATATTTCGTGCATGTGAGACATTGGATATAGAGCTGAAGCATTTGTATGGAATCTGTAAACAACCAAAGGCATTACGCCAAAAATACATGAAAATGGCATTACGATATCATCCAGATAAGAATCGGAATACAGATGCCACCCAGAAATTCCAAGATGTGCATGATGCATATGAGTTTTTACAGCAATACATCAAGAAACCGAATTGGAATCAAGATATTGGAATTGACACATCATCTACAGAATCGAGTGAGGATAGCTGTACAAGTCCACATTCGTGTGAGACAACGGATGAATATGAGAATGAACCAACGGAGTTTGATAGTACAATACCATCATATATGGCAATGATGCGTGCATTTTTAGGTACAGTAGATGACCCGAATGCGATGAAATATTTGGATGATGTTGTAGAAAAACTGTTGATTGTATGTGAAAAACAAGCCGAACAAATGATTGATAGAATCGAAGAACCGAAATTCAATATTATTTATAAACTCGTAACTAAATATAAACACGTGTTTCATTTGTCACCTCATTTTTACGAGGTGATGGAGAAGAAACGGATTTTCTTATTGGAACAGAATAAATTGAAACAGCGTCGATTATTTGAAACAGCAAATGCACGTGGTAGGAATGTAGGAACAGAAGATGGGAAAAAATACAAAACAGTGTATGATAGTGAATGGGATATGGAATATGAAGTAGAGTGTGATACAGGGGATATCTCTCCAAATAGTGGAAATGGAAACCAAGATGGAAGTGTAATTGAAGAAAGTGATACACGTGAGATATTTCTGTTGCAACCTACATTAGAAGATTTATGGAATCATAATGTGTATCAATGTACAAAACATGGTGATACGTTTTTGATTCCACTTTGGCATCACGAATTAGTCTATGATATAAAGGACAAGGAATTTGTTGTACAGATTAAACCGAGATTACCTGTAAATTATTGGATAGATGAAGATAATAACTTACATAAAGTACAGCAATATACAATGAGTGAATTATGGGATGGTGTAGTAAATGAAAAAGGTGTGCATGTTTTCTTCGGTAAGAAACGATTCGTGTTTTATCCGTATCAGTTAGTATTGAAAACACATCAAACCTGGACATGGGAGAAACAAGGGATTTCTGCCATTCAAGAAGAATCAATTTATGATATTTCCCGTAAAAGTGATGTCATTTTGCATATACATATAACTGGGATACATTAATATACGAGTTGTATATGTGTGTGATAAATAATATATACTGTAAAACATCATACAAGATATATTATTATGTGGGGTCGAATTCCAGTAGAGATAATACGTGAGCATATTATGCCATATACATATTGTTTGCAACCAAAGGAATTATGCGAAGATATACGTGATTTCTCATGTACAAAGAAGTATTTAATGAAATTGTACAGAATTCGGCATTATAATGGATGGAATCATTTAGAGGATATAGAATGGTTAACGAATGATGTATCTCTGTATATGAATGGTCTTCAGCCGACCATGTTTTTTGGGTATATTGATAAATACATCAACTATTTTAGGCGATTATATAATTTACAGGAAGTTGATCAAGAAGCACAAATAATACGTGAATTGATTGGTAGATTAAATGTGGTAGAGTTACAACGAGAGATAAATATTAAATTGGGAGTAATGTATCCTAGCGAGAGAAAAGAATTATGTACATATTTGGATGAGTTGAATATGATATGATATGATGATATGATATGTTATGATATGATGTATTATTTTCCAGTAGAGCCAAAGCCGCCGGTTCCTCGTGTGGTAGATGATAATTCAGTATCATGTCGAACGAGTGTTACAAGAAATGGTTTCATTTTAGGATGAACGATTTGAACTAATCGGGTTCCATGTTCTACAGTATATGCAGATTTGCCGAGATTCCGTAAAGATGCTTTGATAAAACCACGATAACCAGAATCGATAATTCCAGCGGAATGAGACAACATGAGTGGGGTTTTCGATAAAGAGGAGCGAGGATATAGATAATAGGCTAATGGTTTGCCTTTTTTGGACATTTCGCATTTGACCTGTAAATCGACTAATGTGCCATGCATATCTTCGCGGGCATCAAGTATATGTGTTTCAGGAATAAATAAGTCAAACCCGGAATTAGGGAATGGGTCATTCTGTACATGATTATTATGTGCGTCGATGCTGGATTCGTACAGTTTAACGAGTTCTGTATTATCAGTATTCGCGTACAGATATAATGTAGGTAAACTCGACATGATAATACGGATTATATGAGAGAAAGCGAGTGAATGGATGGATGGATTATTGTGTATAATATTTGTAATGTAATGTATTTATATATATATTCTCTGGTGGATTTCTGTAAACAACACAAAAAATATGTTATCACAATTCCCGGCTCGACAAAACATGAATAATGGTATTTTACAGGGGACAAATGCAATGCCAATGAAGGATGGTGTAAGTAGTGGTGGTAATATGTTTTCTATGAATCGCAGAACATATGCGCGTATGCCTTCGTTCTCTCAAATGAGAGAAATGACACAAACAGAGGAGAAGCAGAAGAAATGGTATGGAAATAGTGGGTCTAGAGATGCATCTTCTGTGGCACGAAGTAAAAATGCGAGTATGATAGGATATACATCAAAAAACACTGGATTGGGTGGACAAGCATCGGATAATGCGAATGCGATATCGTATACAACACATCGTAATATTAATGATACGAGACAAGCGACACAACGTAC